GTGCTTTGAAATTCACCAAAGCCATAGCTACCTCTTGCCGTCAGGTCGGACGTCAAGTCGAAGCGAACCTAACTGCCACTGCACCCCAAGATCTTCAGACGCAACTTTTAAAGCCATCTGTCTGCCACGGGCACGGATAAAGACTTGTTCGGTATATTGATCTAATGTAGCGCTGCTAGATATAACACTTTGAGTATCTGAAGCCGTGTTTGCGTAAGCACTTCCTGAGAACCGCTTAGGACGCATAGTCACCGTTAATGTAGGAGATGCAGCGGTAGACTCCGTAAAATTCACATCAGGTAAAAGCCTACGGGTAAGCATGAACTGCTCACCATCACCTAAGTCAAAATCAGCCGATTGAATATATGAGGCCATCGCCGCATCGTCGTCATTAACTCCAGACTCGTGCTCGTAGATATATCCTGTTGATGCGTTTTCTAATGTCTTGCACCCGAGAGGATTACCTCGTATGGCCGTATCAAGCCATGCAGTTCTGACGATATTGCCGTAATACCAAGCGTTTTCTAGGTGGTTAAAGATTACGTACCGATTGTTCCACTGGGAACCTGCACTCGGATAGAACCACCAGATTTCGGTAAATCCTTCGTTTGTTCCGCAAACAATCTGGTCCGCCTGCCCAAAGTTAATATCCTGAAACACATATTGACGCAACGTACAAGGAAGCGTTTGAACCTGCCCTGAGTAAACATAAAATTTATCCTGTCCCATCCAGTAGGTGACGTTATTAGCCGTGGTTACTGCACGCGGCCCGATGATTGAAATGTTGTCGGCTATCTCTTGTAGTCCAAAGACATCCGTAGTACCTAAATACTGCAAGGAATACAGGCTTGAGTTTGTCCAGACTAAGATCTCTTGGCGTGTTGCTAATGCTCGTATGATTTCTGAACCACGAGAGACTCGAATAAAACCAGCAGAAGTTGTTGTTGATGGCGTCCAGTTTTGCGGCTCATCTTGATTAGACCAACGAATAAGTAATGGGTCAAAGTCTGTAGACGAACCACCGAAGGGTTGGCAACCAAAAGCTAAGAGATGTTTATCGTTTTGAGATACAAGCACCTGCATCGCAGCATTTGGCACGTTAGAAGCACTAGTAAGCGTAGATAACAAGACGGCTCGTGTATTTAATGACGTAATAGCGTCGTCTAGCGTACCCCGTTCCCAATAATAAATTGCCCCGCCGCGAATATTCATAACGAGGTCATTGTCAAAATTATCAAACCACCAATCCCGTTGTGGCACAGAAGCCGGTGTAGACGAACCCAGCCCCCATCCAGAAATACCCCAACCACCTGCACCCCAACCATAACCAAAAATAGTGATGGGGTTACCGATATTAATCTGGCAGGCAACCGTAATACTTGTGCCGCCTTGGCTTGTGGTAGTTGATGTAGCTGCTGTGGTTACCGGTATAGTGAACGTGTTGGCATCAACGACAGTAACTTCATGCTCGCCATTAATTTCAGTAATTGGCACCCCACCTATTTTCTGCGGAGATCCTGCCCCAACAACCCCTGATATCGTGACATAACTACCTGTCGTACATCCGTGGTTATTAATATTTACTGAAACTGTAGTCAGATTGATGGTGGTTGCAATACAGTTGTTGGAAGAAGGCGAGGTTGATGATGTGAAGGTTGTGCGAAGCGGTGTGATGTCATATAAGCCACCACCAGCCTCTATATACACTTTCTTATCCGTACCTAGCGATAAAAAATCGTCATTGTAGGAAGTGATCCAGTTCCACATCTGTCGGCACACGCCGATAAACGATTCTTGGGTGGCCTTAGTCCAACCACCGATTTTCTGGGGGTAGCCTGAGAAAAACCTAATCTTGTCGCACTCGTACCAACCGCCCTCGCCAGAATAGCTGGTCTGGTCCCTATTGACCCCTGGTCGAAAATTGAGTTTGAGGAATGGCATCGATCACCTCATCAAGGCAGCTTCAGCCGCACGTCGGCGGGTAAGGCCGGGGAGAACTCTACCGGCAGCTTTATTCCATAACAAGCACTGATCGGCTGCACCATCCCAGTCTCCCGCATCAATACGTTTCTTGAACGTGGAAACCCGATAGTTTCCTAAGCCACAATTGTAGACCCAGCTAGTCACAGCGGCAATGCGTCTTGGGAAAGCGTCTTGAATCTTTGGCGAGAGTTTAAATAAGCCCCTGAGAAAGTATTCAACGTGGTGATCCAGTGCATCCTCACATTGCTCTATCGTCCAGATCGTGCCGGGATTAATCTCAGGACCGGTTGCCCCCCAGCCGATTGTCCAAGGATGCCCACGGGTTCCGGGATCAGGATAAGCAGTTACTCGTCCGTCAGGCAAGCGCTTTGCTAAGCCTTCAAAGGGCTTAATTAATACATCTTTGCAAAGCTTTTTGGCTTCATCATTCATGCGTCAACTCTGTTGCGCTTTGAGCAGTTTACTGACGCAGGTATTACTTGCAGATTATTTGGCACATGAAGACCAGACACCGCCTTACCCTTAAGCGGAATGATATGGTCAACATGCCATACAAACCCAAACAGTTTGGTCCTGAGTTTGGCTAGTTCATAAGCCTCTTCAATCATCCAATGGTCATCTTCAGATAGCCAAGCCGGTGTCGCGTTCAGTTTTTGTGCGTGACGCTTCATACAATTAGCGTTTACCTTAGCGGAGTTTTCTTTCTTATATTCAGCTATGCGCTGCTTTACCGCATCTTTATTCTTTTGGTAATTCGCAGCCATGTTTGCACTATGTTGCTCTTTGTTTGCCAAATAATAAGCGCGTTTTTTCTCTAGTTTTATGCGTCTTTGCTCTGCTCTTCGTTGCTCAATAGCCTCCGGCGACTCTTGCGGTTTGCGCCGCCCTTCGTTTACACATGCCTGACACCACCCTTGGTAGCCGTCTTTATTGGCACGGCAAAAGGAAAAACTTTCAAAGGCTTTCGTTATTTTGCAACGGCTACAGGTTTTCATTGCTTGTGGTACTTCTCCAAGCTTCTGCCAACAAAATAAAACGACAGCACCATAGACAGCATCCCAAAATCGTCTTCATCCCACGTTTTAATAAGCACCTCGGCCCAATTCGCATTGGTTTGAAATGCAATAAATAGAGCCGCTGCCTTAACACCTGCGTACATAAAGAATAAAAACCACGTTACGCCTGGACGCACTGAAGCTGAAATAAACGACATGAACCAACCCGCTGCCTTAGCCGTTTCAGCTTGCTCTTGAAACGCAGCCTTAATCGTATCCATTTGCTGGATGCTGTAGTCAACATACTTCTCCTCCATCTTGAACTCGCCTCGCATCTTCTCAAGGTCAGTCTGGAGTTGGAACATACTCAATTCATGCTGGCGTTCATTCTTCTTATCGAGGAATTTAAGGACTTCCGGTGCAAGCCTGAACAGACCACCGAAGATGCTACCTAGCAAACCGCCGCCGAGTAGTTCAAACATTATTTACCTCCCTTGATTCGCTCCCGCTCCTCAAGCAGCCGTACTTTGACTTGTAACTCATGAATGTGAACCATTAACTGTTCACGCTGTTGCGCTCGTCTTTCGGCACTGATTGGGCTGTCAGTCGGCGTACCTTCTTTAGTAATCAGCGCAGGCATTGCACCTTCAATTTTGGTCAGACGCTCAGAGAAAGATGCAACTTGCCCAAGCAGCCACGCAAGCGCCGCGACTACGATGGGTATAACTGCTTTAAGAACATCTGACCAAGCCATTACGCTGCAACGTCTTCTTTAGGACTCGGCACGGGCAGTTGAGGAACCGCTTGCTCTTTGATCTTCTCCACCAATGGTGCGATCTGAGCATAGGGCATGTTTCCTAGTGCGCTCATCACTGCATTGACTTCATCCAGCGTAAGCTCTAATTTGATCTGTACAGGGTTCATGCTTGGCTCCAAGGAAGTGGTGTGTTTTGCGGGGAAACGGGAGGGTTGGCAAGTGATTCCAGTTGGCCCTGCACACAGGCCTGTGCGCTGTCAATCTGGTTTTGTGGAATCCAGCCAAACACAATCTCTGGCGTGAGGCTTGCATAGGGTATAAATGCCCCTTGCTGGTCAGCGGAGTTGAACTGCGTATTGCCGCCGATGGATGCGGTGTATTGACCGTCTACCCCTTGTACTTCCCAAAGCACGTTGACAACGTATCCGGGATCAGGGGTGTCTAAGGTGTACATCGACTGAATGGTGGTGCTAAACGTGGTCATGGCTTAGGCTCCTTTCAGTGCAGCAAGTTCGGCTTTGAGTTGCTCTACTTGAGCAGACAATTCTTGAACAGCTTTAACTAGCGG